TCTTTCTTTTTCAGATACAAATCTACTGCTTTAAGTGCTTTTGAACGAAACTCTTCAATAGTGACAACATTAACTACAACTATCCGATTGACATCCAATCCCCTACTCTGAAGTAGGGATTTAGTCACAGCAGCTTCAGTATCGAAATAGAGACAATAACCATCGGGATTATTATCAAGAAAATTCTTAACAACGGCGAGGCTGAAGAAAGTTTTTCCAGTACTAGACTCTCCAGCAATAGCAGTAATCTTGTTCCCAGATACACCACCAAATACACTACCTGAAACCAGTGCATTAAAAATATACGAACCTGTGTCAACATAAGTTTCACTCTCGTCAATATCTGCAGCAAGTTGTGTGTATTCACCTCCAATTTCTTTAACAATATCTTTAAGAAAATCCATTTTTTTTCTCCTCAGTCGATTTAATAAATTTAATTCTCCACAACTTATTATATAACTCTTTATTGTTGGAACGTTCCAATGAGTTAATTAAATATTCCAATTCCTTTTTACTCAAAGTTACTGTTATCATGAGAATAATGACTCCAAAGTATTTACTTTTTCAAGTCTCCATCCAATTGAGTTCAAAATTGTACTCAATGGTTTTAGAAAACTAATTTCAAATTGAACTTCATAATCAATATACTTAGTAAGATTAAGTTCTTTGGGGAATTGTTGAATAAATGAGATTACATTTTCGTGGATTGGGTTTGCTTTTTTCAAATAACAAAATTTAATTTTTTCCCCATTGTTAATAATCGGATACTTATTATCCAATTGATTTTTTCTCACATAATAATTATACAACAAAGATCCTCTAATATGGATTGGAGTTCCCTTTGAATAAATTGTGCCAGCAGATTTATACTTATTGATATTATTTGCAGTTCTTGGGAAAGATATCTCTTCTGGGGGAAGTGAATTGAACTCTTTTCGACATTTACCAATAAAATCTATAACATCATCTTCGGTTTTTGTCATAATGATTTTAAGAGTGTCCTTAATCATCTGACGACATGGGGCAGGAGTTGAAGATTTGATTGCTTCAATTCCCATGATCTTAAGTTTGGGTTCAGTATATCGAACTCCTTCACTATCCCACACATTAAGAATGTATCGTTTCTTGGCAGTCCAGATTCCACGATCAGCAATATTCTCACGTTTCATGAACATCTTTTGCTCATATGCATTTACATACTCAGCCAATTCTTGGTAAGAACTTTCAATATACTTTTCAAGTTCCATAGAACAGATCTTATCAAGGAACGTGACAATGCCCTCAGGAGTTTTCTCTCTTCCTTTGTATACACATTCAACCAAAGGACCCATATTAAGATAAATGGAATCAGTATCTGAAGCAATAACATAATCAACACCCTCAGTTTTAAGAACTTTGTTCAAATAAGAATTCATCTTATTTTCAATCCATCTAATTGAAACTTGTCCAGACAAAGTAATTGCTTCGGCATTCTCAATCCTAAAGTATCTAAAAAATTCATTGCCAACTGCACCATAGGCAGAGTTGAGTTGAATTTTACGTGCCATCTGAATATTATTGCATCTGGCAATTTCCTTCTTCAAATCGAGAGTTGGAGTTTTTTCATATTCTTGCTTTGCTGCAAGCATTTTCTTTTTGTAGATGGTCCTTTCTTGATATATTTTCTCCATCAACTCCGGAAGGAATCCTCGAACATCTTTACGATATTGAGCACCATTTGCACAGACACAATATGGATAATCTTCAGGAATCTCACATTCTTTAGATAAAATTTTATTTACTGAGATTGATTTAAACCTTTCGTCCACAAGGGTCTCTGGACTTACATTATATTGCATTATCAAATGTGGGTATAGACTGTTCAAGTCAAAACTTACAACATAATCATATTTTCCAGGAATTGGTTCCTTAACATAAGCACCCTCATATCGTTGATCCTTTTTAGAATCCTTCTTAAAAGGAATCACAATATTCTTCTTTAGAAGATAATTATAAATGATAGCATCCCACATTCTAACTTGATAGAATACATCGTTAAAGTTACTCTTAGCATCATATGCCATAGTAATCGCAAGTTCAATAAGACCCATCTTATCTTCGAGTCTATCTACAAGTTCAACGTCTTTGATGTTGTATTCTACAAATTTTTGCCAATCTTTGGTATAAAATTCTTTAAAAGTTTCATACTCAGAGTGATCAAGTTTTTTCTGCCCTAATTCAACATTAGCAATATGATCCAAACGATAGGATTCCTGTGCTTTATATGTAAACTTTTTATATAAGTCTATATAATCCAAAACTGTAACACCGGCAATATCATATCTGATTTGAGTTCTACCAGAAACGATTGCTTCGTTCTCAGTAACTATTCCCCAAGGAGACATCTGTTTAACTACCTTTTCCCCAAGAACTGATCTAATTCTTCGGTAAATATATGGAATATCATAAAGATCACAGTTCCATCCAGTGATTACCTCAGGGGGATTGTTTTCCCAATAAAACATAAATTTATCGAGAAGATCATATTCACTATTACAAGAAATATATTTTACATTGGGATTAGTATTATCGAATGACTTTACTCCCCAGGTAATAATTTTTTTTGTCGCATAATCCTGAATAGAGATTGTAAGAATTTCTTCTTGGCAAGAAAGAACATCTGGGAACCCGTTTTCAGATGCAACCTCAATGTCTATTGTAATTAGTTTAATCTTAGTGATATCAAACTTAATTGATTCTTGTGGATAATTATCGGTAATATATTGATTAATGTATCTCGTATTTCCATACAAAGTGAAATTGTCAACATTTTGATATTTGTCAATGAATTCCCGAGTTTCTTTAATAGTTCCGGGTTTGATTTCCTTTACGTATGTACCTTCCAGGGTTTTAAAGTTTGTGTTGGTATTGCTAGTTACATATAATGTTGGATAAAACATTTCCCTTTTTTGAAAATGCTTCCCGTCCTCAAAACCCCGTGTAAGTATTTCATTGCCGACAAGAACTACATTAGTATAAAAATTCATTTAATGGTTTTCAAATAAAGTTCAATTTGATCTGGTTTAGGATCTACAATGGTAAAAATAGAATCAGAATGAATCTTGAGTTCTCGTTGATCAGTAAATGTTGGCCATCTTATCATCTCATAATCATTACTATCGGATACTAACATTTGAACTGGATTGACTAATTTGCAGTCTGGTTCCCCAAGATCTGCTCCCGAGACCTCATGAATTTCAGACACTAAAATAGAATCATTCTTTAGTATCAGAATTTTCAGATTTTGCATTTACTTTGTCCTCATAAGATTTTGAAATTTCGTCCCTTGGTTCTAAGATTGTCACTATCCAATCACAAGGAATTCTTACAGAAGTATCTTTAGAGAGAGGTGCATATGGATAAAATCCAACTTGATCTCCTTCCCTATTCAAGGATACTACATATGGATTTTCCAACTGATACCCAATTACCTTTTCTCCAGATACAAGTTCTTTTACATCTGCAATGACATCTTCAAGTGATTTCATTAATACAAGTTTTACTGACATACTATTCTCCAAAGATAATTTTATTATACCAGCAAAAAGAGGAGGTGTCAACTGGATTTTGCCAGTCACCTCCTCGTTTGCGACGACGATATTTGGGGTATCCCAAGTTATTTATAGGTACTCCTTTCGAGCATAATGCTCAGGAACAATTTTCCCGAGAGTTATAACGAGAAGTCCATCTTCAAATTTTACATCTCTAACCTCAGTATCGTCCGACAATGACCAAGCTCTCGTAAAGTCTCTTTGAGCAACTCCTTTATGCAAGTACTGCAGATCTGATTCTTTATTTCTCTTCTTACCCTCAATGTAAAGTTTCCCATACTCAGTATAAACTTTAACATCATCATTACTAAATCCAGCAAGTGCGATCTCAAGTCTTGATTCTACATTACTAACTTGAATAAGATTATATGGTGGATAATTAGTATTTGCTTCCTGCAAATTAAATACTCTATCTAAATATTCATCTACACCAATACTGTTTCTAGAAATTCGATCCATTAACGCAGGAAGATCTGACGCAGTATATCGTGCTAAGTAGTTCATTATAGTAGCTCCTATGTAAGCGAGTTTGTATTTTATGGACCCTTAAGGCATCCATTACTAATTATACAAAAAACGAAAAAAAGAGGTATCGGCAAAACCGAACCTCTTTTTAGGGTGTTCCGACTTTCGTAGAGACCGCACGAAAAGGTCTCATACTTATTTATTCTGAATCCTCAACTTTTCTCTTTTTAGAACCAATATTGTATTTGGTTTCTAGGATCCAATCATCTTTGTCCTTATATGACAAAACTTTAATTTGATTTAGTGGAGCAATATCACTGATTTTATCTGGATTGACTACACTAATAAGACCCCAATCTGCAAGAAGTTGAATAATCCTATTACGTCTTTGAACATCATTTACAGTAATATTTGCGTGCTTACCATCAAGTGCAAATAATTCTTTAAAGTGTACAAGATAATATCGTCCCTGCTTGTGCAAGATATGGCACGATTGATAGATTTTCTTTTCCTTTCTAGAAGCAACACCGATACGAGTCAAAGTTTCACGCACTTTTAAAAAGTCGTCTGGTTCATTTAAGACTACTTCTATCATTTCAGATGGAGTCCAGTCCACTCTAGGTTCATTCACAACACTCATTTCATTCCTCCAGTTTCATATTTCGATTTTATAAAGTTAAGTTGGTCTTGTGTGAGAATTTTCAAAGCTTGCTGTGCCTTTTCATTATTATAACCATAATAAGATTTGACTATATCAAGATCTTTGACTTTTTCTTTTCGGATCCAAGGAGAAAATCTTTTCCTCTTCCTGACAATATTTATATAAAAATCATATTGCATTTTTTTACTCAATCCGAAATTGATATTAAGTTCATTCGAATATAATACAGTATCAATATGTCCAGACATACACTTATTAATAATATATGGATTATATTCCTTTTCTACTTCTGGATCTTCATCAATAATATTATTTTTGGTTATATTGATTGAGTTCAACCAATCCTTTAGTTCTATCGTCATTATTATAAGTTGGTGGGTGAAAGTTACAATATTCATTAAATACAATCTTACACTCTTTATGAGTTAGATTGCAATATTTTGCTGCTTCTGGGAGATTCCATTTAGCAGAAAATAACATTTCCATTGCTTTTCTAGTTTCAGGTCTCATTTAAAATTACACTCCACCATGATTTCAGTTAATGCTGCTAGGAGATTAATTTCCTGATCAGCCACGAACGCACATTGGTATTGATACTTAGCAATAACAAGAACGGCAGCAGGGATAGATTGGGGAAGTAGGCAATCATAAAGGGAGTCATAAACCCTGCGAAGAAGGTGAGAAGCATCGTTGTCCATGTTGCCGACCACCCACTTTCGGACTTCAGTAAAGTTTTTATCCTTGAGAGATTTAATAAGTTCATTTACAGATACATCTGAGAAAGTTGCAAGAACACCAGAATCAATTTTACCAGCAGTAGAATATTTCTGAATTTCGTTTAAAACACGTCGAAAATCGGGAAAGTGCTTGGATACGAGTTCCGCAACGACCTTTTCATCATACTCAATCTTTTCTTGATCAAGGATAAATCGCAACCTCTGAAAGAAATTCCCTGCAAGTTTAACTCGTTGATTCTTTTTGATTGTAAAATCGACAACTGCACATCTTGAGTGAAGGGGTTGAATAATTTTATTTTTGTAGTTGCAAGTGAATATGAATCTACAGTTGCTATAAAACGTCTCAATATTTGCCCGTAAGAGGAGTTGTACGTCGTTGGTTGTATTATCTGCCTCATCAATGATGATGACTTTGTGTTTACCAGTTGCTTGAAGTGAGACGGTCGAAGCAAAGTTTTTTGCTTGGTTCCGTACCGTGTCCAGAAATCGTCCTTCGTCAGATCCATTGATGACATAATAATCTACTCCCAATTCTTCACACAATGCCTTTGCCACAGTTGTCTTGCCACATCCAGCAGGACCAGCAAGAAGAAGATTCGGAACCTCACCTTTATTCACAAAATCTTGAAATGTTTTTTTAGTGATATCAGGTAAAATACAATCTTCAATTTTCTTAGGTCGATACTTTTCGACCCATAGGAAATCTTTACTCATAATTAAATCCAGTCAGGTTTTCTAGATGGAATGCGTAGATAGTTATCAGCAACCCAAGGTTTAGAAGCAATATATCTTTTATATGCTTCAAATGTATCAATGGTATTATTGTGTTTCCATTCATCTGGCATAGCACGAGTGAATGATTTCACATTCTTATAGATATAGATCGTATCACAAGTTTTCATTGTGAATATGGACTCTGCTTCATGCAGACCATCAAAGCAAGAATGCTTCTTACCATATCTGTTTTTGTATTCATTGCAGAGAGCATAACCATGCCGAATCAACCAAGCAAGGTTCTCATAAGACTCTGCTGCCCATTGAGTGCAAGGATGATTTCTAAAAGCACCCTTTTCGGTGCGGTAAGGAGTTCCATCCTTTTTGGGTATAGTTCCCCATTTATGATACCAGGAACTATAAATTACAGAAATCATCTGGCAGCACTCCAGAGGCATTTTCACAATGTGCTTATCTGGAAGTGCTACCGCAGATAGAACTGGACATTCATCGGTCACAAAAATATTCATAATAAAAAATAGAAATCAACCAAAGGTAGAATCAGGTTCAAGTGCAATGAAATAAGTTAGATTATATTTTTCACTCATAAACTTAGCAGAAAGTTTTTGTGAAATTACTACATCATAACTTCCTGGAATAATTTTAATGTTCTCTTCCTTAAAATTAAACGAGAAGTTTTCATTGGTCTCACCTACTTCTAGTGAGTATTCATTAGAAGTATCATTGTTCTTGTCCCGCACCAACAACCGTATAGTACTACCATCCCCAACAACTGACAAGTCGGGCAGTTTATAAACTGCTGCTGCCTTTTTAAGTTTGTCTAGTTGCGAGTGCTCCAACTGAAAACAAATGTCTTGTGTTGGAAGTTCAATTTCTTTTTCGGGAGGACATACGATTACTTCAGGGTCTGCATAAAAATATTTTACTCTGCGTTTACCATCTTTGATAACCAAATAAGACTCCTGATCAAAATCTAGGTCTGGACTCTGATGAAGTCCCAATCCATTGAGAAATTCATTCAAATCATAGATTGCAAAGTCTTTTGGAAAATTCTCAGTTACAGTTGCTTCAGCAAAGATATTTTTAAGAATTGAAATGGTTCTAATTTTAGATCCTTTTTTAATTAGAATAGACTGGTTAATAGTTGAAAAGTTTTTCAGAACTGTAATAGTATTTTCAGAAAGTTTCATATTTATTTGTGTTGTTTGTATGGAATCCGGCAAAATGGTACATTAGGATACCATAGTGAATAATTTTTAGTGCGTCAAGTTTGGAAAATCCATCCTTCTTCCCAAACCGAGCAGAGTATTTGATAAGATTATCACGACAGAAAGGAACACCATCACCAATTGCCTCAATAATATCCAAAACTTGGACCTTGGATTCATCGGAGGTGTAGTGTTGATGATATGTACTGGCAATATATTCTTCTGCTGCCTTTAAAGTTTTATCTTCACTAAATTTATAAAATCCATTCTTGTTTTCAGGTTCATCCATAAAATAGTAACTTAACACCTTTAAAGGGTAACATAATTTCGCAGATTAGTCAACCAGGATCCCAAATCCCTTTTGCTTTTGGAACCTCAGCACCGTGTCAAATTTATCTTCAAGTTCATCGACCTTATGAGATATTACAAATACATTAGATTTTTTAATTACATATTTGATTATTTTAGTAAAGTTATCAGTTCCAAATTCATCCAATGAACTATCAAAGACTTCATCTAGTATTAGTAAATTCGTATTTACAGAGTTCTTTACTTTTGCAACTTCTCTCCAAGTAAATAATAATGCCAAATCAATCCTCATTTTTTCACCCTCACTAAATGAGTCATATGAAAAATCTTCATAAATTGGATTGAGAGCTTTTTCATTAAACTCCCCGTCCAAACTAAAGTTAATTGGGAAATCTAACAGTTCCAAATATTTGTTCAGATTCTTATTGATGATTGGAAGATATTTTTTAATGATATTAGTTTTTGCACCATCATCTTTAAGTAGTGAATGTATAAATTCATATCTCAATAAATCTTCTTTATCTGAAGATATCTTGGAAATTAAATTATCCAAATCATCTTGAAGGGTTTTTAACTTAATGTGCTCAGAACTTTCGTTTTCCAGGTTATTGGTAATTTTTTGAATTTCCGATTCAACATCTCTGATTCTTTTTTGAAATCCAGAGATTCTAAGATTATTTTTAGAAATTTCATGCGTTAGGTTAGTTATTGATTTTGAAATATCAAGAAACTTACTTTCTCGACTTTCCTCATTTGAAATGGCAGATTCAAGTTCTTCATAACCAATTTTCAATTCATCTAATTTTATTTTATATTCATCAATTTTATTTAACCTAAACGTTTCATCTATATTTTGAGTGCAGGTGGGGCATACCGAATTCACCTTAAAAAAATTACAATCTTCAGTAATGGTTGTTACTTTTTGGGACAATTTTGCCCTCACTGAGTTTAATTTTTTTAACTTGTTTGTCGAATTTGACAACGATTGCAACTCCTCCGTCTTCAACTCAATCTCTTCCTGATCTTTGCTAACATATGCTTGACACACATTTATCTGCGACTGACATTTTTCTATTTCAGTTTTCAATTCTTCTATTTTATCTTTACCCTCAGTTTTACCTTTAAGTATGAATTGCTCCTGAAGTTCAATTTTATCCCTGCAACTTTCTTTCTTATATTCATGTTCTCTTATATTTTCACGAATGATTTTAATTTTAGACTTGGTTATATCATTCATCAAAGAAAATATTCTAATGTCTAAAAGATCCTCCACAACTTCCCGTCTATGCTGGGAAGATAATTGCATGAACGGAACAAAGTTTGTTGATCCCAATATAACAATCTGAGTGAATGATTTATAGTTTAATTTAAGTACATTTTGCTCCAACCACTTTTGCTGATCATTGGCAGATGCCAACTCATCTAAAAGTTTATTGTTCTTAAATATTTTAAAGATATTTGGTTTTATTCCTCTAATAATTTTGTACTGATCTCTATTCACCGAGAACTCAATTTCTACTTGACAATCTTTCTCGTTGACAGTATTTACTAATTGTCCCTTAGATATTTTACGAAATGGTTTATTGAATAACCCAAACGTTAGAGCATCTAATAAGGTACTTTTACCTGCACCATTTTGTCCTATAATTAAAGTAGAATTATTAGCAGATAAGTTTATGGTGGTCCAATAATTTCCAGACGAGAGAAAATTTTTATATTTAATTTGCTGAAATTTTATCATAATTTGGAGGAAGCACTAGATCATTAGGTGTAATTATAACATATTCATAGTTAAATGTTTCACAAGCAATTACTACAGTTTCTTGCTCAACTTCAGTAACTTCCATCTCTGGATAGTCAAGTTCATCTAACATTGATACATATCTTTCAGCATCATCATATTCCTCAAAAATCATAAGAACATTTTCACCATATTCATTTTCTATGGCAAATGCTCCTTCGGTATCACTTGATGCTAAAGTAAGTATATACATTATTGAATCGAGTAAGATTCTTGATAAATTGAATTTATCAAGTTTTTTATTTTACCTTTATTTAAATTTATTTCAGATTCATCCACATACTTTTTCAATAAAGATAGAGTATCTTCAGACTCTATTGTGTCTCCATCATCAGACACTGGATCTACTATCACATAAGATTCAATAACTTTAAATTCATGTGGGTTTGCTTTAATCAATTTATCAATATACTTTTCGTATAATTTCTGATCCGATTTATTTTTAACTACAACTTTAACTATAGAGTTTTCATATTCACTTAGATCTTCCTGCAAATTATCTTCGTCGTAATTAATAACTCTGAACATATCATATGGATTATTGACATAATCATGTTCTAAGGTTTCCGTATCGAAAACGACAAAACCTCTAGTATCGTTTATATCTGTCCAAAATAATTGATATGGATTCCCCATATAAAATACTTTTCCATTAGTGGACCTAGTATGATAATGTCCAGAAAATGTTTTATAAAATTTATCAAATATGTTTGGTTCCATCCCATGATCCATAACTATCTTGGAATTGACCCTGAAACCATTCAATTCCAAATGCCCCATACAAATACCGGATGATGAGTTTTGAACCATCCTAAGGGCATTCTGCTGGTTCTCAGTAGTTATCCAGGGTAACATAAGGATATCCAATCCGGCAATATTAAATTCCTTTGGTTCTGCAATTTTAATTACATTATCATACTCTGACAGTAAGTGATCGACAGAGTTTAGATTTGTAGAATTCTTATAGTAGATGTCATGATTGCCCACTATGTTGTAGACGGTTATACCTAAGGTCTGAAAAGTATCATAAACAACATCCTTTGCCCACTCTAAAGACCAATAATCAATTCCTTTTCGATTATCAAATGAATCTCCCAAATGAACTACCGTATCAATTTTATTTTTTATTAAGAATGGAAAAAATACATCCTCATAGAATTTTTTAAAGTAATCATGAAAAATTTTATTTCCCTTTTTAAATCCAAAGTGAGTGTCGGTAATTAAACAAATTTTCACTTATAATCTCCAAATCATAAAGTAAATCGGTAATTAATCCCATCTTTAATGCTGTTCATATTTCCAAGTTCATAACCAACATCAGAACTATCGGCACTGAACACTTCTTCAAATCCAGATCGTTCAATAATTTTAGATTTAATCTCTAATTGTTTTTTCTCTTTAGCAATTCTCCTAAGAAATGCATAGTAAATTACTTGAGTAAAGTATGCAAAAGGATTAGTCTTAGTTACATCAAAGTTATGTATATATTGAATACAATTTTCTATTCCATCACAAATCATATCATCCTTAAACATGTAATTTACAAAATTAGGTTTGTATGATAAATGAGTTGCAATTTTAAGAAAACATTCTCCAATGTAATTTGGAATTTTTGGTTTTGGTAAATTGTTATCTTTAGCTTCATCTACCATCTTTTTATACTCAATCAAAGCTTGATGAAATTCTTTATTACTTACATAATGCTCTGATTTTTTTCTTTCCTTTGACATAACTTTTAATAGCATATTAAATTTTTTTATAGGAATAGTACTGTAAGTGTACCTCTAGGTGTGTTATTTGGCAAGTACTTGACATATGATCCAACAGTGTCTAGAATCACTCTGTTAGGTTTCAAGATAAATTATACCTTTAGTTACTTCTATAAAGTTTCTCTAAAGAGTCTCTAGCAATATCCACCTTAGAAACTAGACCCATCTTCTTAGTGAGTTCTGTTTGAGAAGTAGGTCTATTAAACCTTCTGTATATAGAGATTATATTTGCATCTTTTACTTCAGTCATAGTTAATACTTTAGTAAAATCTAAGATGAACATTTCATCATCAGATATATTGATCCAAGGAACTACTTTGTATCCAGTAATTCGTTTTGATTTAGATTGAATAGGAGTAATAACTACTGGATTATCCAATATAAGGAATTTTCTATCCTCCTCTTCACTTAAACAAACTAGTGCAAATATTTCCTCACCGGATATTAGTTTAATTGTTGCATAAAAGTCTTCTTCCATTACTTTTAAAGTTGATAGTAATAATTTCGTAATTAAAGTTTTCTTCATTATAAATTTTTATTCGTTCAATCAAGTGATTTAAAGTGTAATTATTTTTAGATTTGTATTTAATTTGATCAGCAATGTCATAAAGTGTTGCTGATACTTTTTCTTTCCCTTTTCGCAATACCCTTCCAATTGATTGCAAATTTCTTATTCTCGATTTTGATGGAGATGCGAAGACAATATTGTGTAAGTTTCTAATATTGATACCTGTGCTAAAAGTGCCATAAGAAGCAACAATAATTGCATTTGATTGTTCCTCGGTAATTTTTCTTACCAATTCTCGTTCTTCAGTATCAATTCCTCCATGGATAAAAAATATCTTTCTATCTTCACTGGCATCATTATTTATCATTTCATACAGAGGTTGACCATGAGTTGCAACTCTATTGAAAAGTATTAATGTGTTTCCTTTAAGATCTAAAACTAAATTTTTGATAAAATTATTCCTACGATCATTAGAGATTAAATATTGAACTTCTTCTTCATACTCATTAAATTCTTTCTCATCATGAGAAAGCAATAAAACTTTTATATTCAATTGAGAAAGAAATCCTTTTTTAATTAATTCATCAGTTTTAATTAGTTTGTAAGTAGGACCAAATAATCCTTCGAGAACTAGTTTATGAGTTTGAGAACCATCTAATGTCCCAGTAAATCCAAATCGATATTTAGCATCATGTAATTTATCCATTATACTGATTAAAGATTTTGATTTAAACTGATGTGCTTCATCTCCAATAACTACATCATAATTCTCAAAGTAAGATTTATCTAACTTATAAATTGATTGCCAAGTAGATATTGTTACGGGAAGATTTATATCTCTTGACATTCCACCATAAATTTTATGGCAGTATTTTTCAACATCCCAACCATAATCTTCAAAGTCTTTATACATTTGTTCAACTAAAGATGTGGTCGGAACTACTAATAAAATATTCTTTCCCCTCTCCACAAAATATCTAACTACAGAATAAATCATCAAAGATTTTCCTGAAGCAGTTGGAGATAGAATTAATTTTCTATGATACTTTAATGCGTCGTGAACACCTTGAATTTGATAATCTCGTGGTTCGTGATTGCAAATGCTTTTCATATAGTCTCTAACTCCCTCTAGAGAAATATTATTGTCTATTTCTCCAGGCAATCCATAGTATTTGTTTTCTTCAAATTTAAATGTATAGTTATGGTTTTCGCAGAAAGAAATAAGTTTATCTAAAAGACCAACATAAATTTCTCCAGTTTGAACATTAAATAATCTAATTTTTCCATCCCAATACTTGCTCCTATATTGAGGCATAAATTTTGCTCCAGGCACATCAAATGTAAATTGATCACTCAACTCGTATTTAATGTGAGGTTCGCAAATAACCTTTA